TTACTGTTTTTCTTCCTGAGTTGCAAGGTGTTCTGCTACTGGTATTTGATATGATTCAGGAATGTCCTCTATAACCCTTCTACCAGCCTTTACTAAGAAAGCATAAGTATTTACCATGTACTCTTTAATCATGTTTATATCCTCCTTTATTTAGCTTCTAAAGCTTTTATTTTACTCTCAAGGGTTTCAACCTTATTAGTTAATTTTGTTACAGCCTCATACATATCAGCCATGCCTTCGTATAAGTCTGTAAGCATTTGTATTTGTTTTTCTTCCTTCTCTTGCTTTATTTCTGATAAGGACTTCTTATTAAACATTTTCATTATTCAAATGCACCTCCAAAGCCTCTTATGTAGACTTCTTCCTGATAACCAGGATTCTTGTCTACTGTGATTCTTACATTGATACCCCACTTTTCAGCAGTTTTAGTCTCGTTAGTAAAATTAAAATGTCTATTTATCATTACTTGACTGGTTATATCTTCCCAAGTTGGTAATGCATCATAGGCGTTGTTACATGCTTCTACTTTGGCAGTTGCACCAACTATATTCCATGAAGGAGTAACAAGTATCTTTGTTGCTCTTACATCTGTGTCAAATGGTTTCTCTAAAGAAAGTTTTATTTTGGTTTCTTTCTTTATAAAATTAAATACTCTTACAAACATTGACCCATTGGTGTCTATAGCCTCAATTTTAAGTGTATGAGCTCCATTTTTAAGTTTTAACCATTCCATAACTGGAATTGTTATAGTGTTTGAAGCTCCTAATGTAGCTGTAAATGACTTTAGTACAATATTGTCTATTTTCTCCTTGATGATTACATCATCACCCTCAGCATCAGTTACAGTGTAATCTCTTGTTATAGGAGACGCTATTACTCCAAGGTCTTCGTCTATACCTGTTATTAACGGAGCTGTGTTTGTTCTCCTGAAAGTATATGTCCTGTAAGATACCCCTCCATTTCCATCTTTAGCCTCAATTGTGATTGTATTTGATGATAAAAGAGGTAAGGAGTATAAAGTTTCATTGCTTATATCTATGGTTATGTCTTGACCTTTTGGAGCGTTGTTTAAAGTCCTTATAATAGTGCTATTTAATTTCTCTGTGACCGTTACTGAATCGCCATCAGAGTCATTTACTTGATATACCACTTGGAAGCCAAGATTTTTGTCTCCAAGGCTTTGGTCTTTACCACTTATTCCAGGTGCTGAATTTGTTCTCCTGAAAGTATATGTCCTTGTAGCTGTTCCACCTTTCCCATCCGTTACCTCAATTACTACAGTATGAGTTCCAAGGCTTAATGAGTAAATATCTATATCTATTGTATATTCAAAGTTTCTTTGAGCTGGGCTTATGACCTTTTTTTGAACTCCATCCATCTTCTCAACTATAGTCAATACATCCGTTGCGTCAGTATCATTTACTTGATACTTAATTTGAAAATTTGAGTTTTTATCCCCGAGATTCCTGTCTGCATCAGATATCAGAGGGGCAGAATTCAGAATTTCAAGGACGGGACGCCAGCCGATGTTGTTGTGGCGGTAGCCCGAAGAGTTGAAATTGAAATAGCGAGCGGAGTTATAGCCACGATAAACACGACAAGACGTATTTCCGGTATATACTTCTTGACACCAAGAATAATTTCCCCACCAGTGCCATAGCTGGTTGTGAGCTCCATCTAAGTCGTTATAATCCAAATTATTGTCCAAATCACTTGAACTTGGCTTTGTTAATCCGCTTATATTATCTATATTTTCAATGAATCTGTCATATTCATTGGGTAAAGTTCCCCCTGAATAAGCATCTGAACCACTTCTATAGTTGATTCCTCCAGTTAATAATCTACACTTATATTTTACTCCATCTATGGTTATTTCTTTTCCTGTTACATACCCTGCATTATTAAGGTCGTCCCATGAAACAGCATTTAATATAACTCTGTCGCACACAAGAAGAGTTTTATCTCCATCTTTTATTTTTATCCATTTAAGTTTATTAGCTGCATTGGAGGATGTATTCCCTATAACCCATTTACTCATATCTTGCAGCTCTGTAAATTGTGGAGTATTCCCATTACCTCTTGCTGATAAAGAACTAGGGTAATTACCGCTATACCAAGGTCTAGTTGGTATAGGGAGCTCTGCTCCATTTTTATAAAGAGTACCTAATTCAATTACTCCTAAAAATTCTGCCATAAAATTCACCATCCTTTTCAATTTCTATATATGGGTAATTTTTAAATATTTTCTTACAAAGGTTGTAGCTGTTTGAGTGCCTTGCATGGCCAAGCCAACTGTTTACTGCTTGCATGACCATTTTTTCATCAATTAAGCCGTCTTTTATCTTCCTATCCATTGCTTTAATTCTTCTTTTCATAGCCCTTTTGGACTGGTCTCTTAAAAATTTATGAGTAGTCCAAATTTTATATCCATAGGCATTGACACCTTGATTTATGGGAAATATTTTTGTTTTTGAATTAGTTTGAAGGTCTAATTTTTCATTTAAAAACCATTTTATTCTTTCAAGATGCTTCTGAGCTTCTTCTTTTGTGCGAGTGATGATGATTATATCATCCATATATCTTGTATACCATTTTATTCCAAGATATCTCTTTGCGTATTGGTCTACCTCGTTAAGATATATGTTTGCAAAGTCTTGACTTGTAACATTTCCAAGCGGTATACCTTTAACACCTTCAGGGGATGAATCTATAATCTTATCAAGTATCCAAAGCATGTCTTTGTCTTTTATTTTCTTTCTTAAAATTTTCTTTAAAATTTCTCTATTGATTGAATAAAAGAATTTTTTGACATCCATTTTGAGAACCCATCCATCTCCATGCTTCCACTTGCACAATCTCATATTATGTTGAACATCATCAACAGCTTTATGAGTTCCTCTGTCTTTTAAGCAAGCATATGATGTATTGATGAATACAGGCATATAGACCTCTTGAAGCACATTATGCACAGCAAATTGAACCACCTTATCCCTAATCCTTGGAGCACTCACCATCCTTTCTTTAGGCTCATACACTTTGAATCTTATGTAATCACCTGTGTTATAAGTTTTATATCTTAACTCTCTCCAAAGCTGCACTAAGTTTCTTTCTCTGCACATATCAAATATAATAGTATCTTTTCTAAGTTTACGGCAGCCCTTTTGAGTGTTTTTATAACTAAATTCAATATTCTTATAGTCAATAACTTTATTGTATAAATTCGTCATTTTGGCATCCTTTCTTGGCTTGGCAAATATGACATTGTTCATGTGTTTACGCTTTAAAAGCGAAGGATTAACTCTCCCTTGAAATTCAAGGCCATGCTGGTGAATCCTTAGACGCACCAGTCAAAATATATTTACAAGGCGGGACGCCAGCCGATGTTGTTGTTGCGGTTGCCCGAAGAGTTGTAATTGAAATAGCGAGCGGAGTTATAGCCACGATAAACACGATAAGACGTCAAACAGAGTTAACCCTAAATGTATTAAATTTTCTTCATTAACCCTCCAGTAATTCTTCCAAGCTCTGATATTTTCTCTTGTAGCTCAAGTGTTTTCTTTTGTGTTATGTACTTCTGTTCTCTTGCTATTCCAAACAATACAAGTAAGAGCTTCAAATCTGCATCAACCTCATGAAGATAGTGGAGTTTATCTCTCTTTATCGCATTTGCAAGCATTGTATTTCTTATAACCCTGTAGCAAGCTTGTTTTATTTCTTGACAAAGGCAAAACTTTTCAGCCTTTGGAAACTTCTGCAATACTGGGTATATTGAATTTAAAAATATTTCAGCTTTCTTCTGTAGTATTAATGGTTGCATTATATAAACACCTTTTCTTTCTAATATCTTCCAATATTTTAATATCTCCATTATAGTTACATCCATAATCAGTTATCTCAATAGTTGCAACTTTCTCAGTCCCGGCAAGTCTTCCTTTGATTCTGATTACATCTTCAGAGCAGCTCCCACAGATAGGGAGCAACTCTTCAAAAATGTTGGATATTATGCAGCTTAATTCTTTTTTACTACAAGCTACCTTATACATAAACCTTCTTTGCAACCGGGTCATATATTCCATTTTCAAGTTTTACACTATTTAATGTATCAAAGTTTTCAAAGAAAACATTATTTGTAAGGTTGTTCAGTGAAGCATTTTTTAAGATAGCAACTTCTATTGCAAGACTTGTTATATCTGCTGAGTTCTTTGAAGTTTCAACTGTTACGCCGAATATACCTTCCTCAATATTGTTCATAATTCTTGCACTTACTGGAGTTCCTTCCTGAACCACTTCTCCTGAATCCATATCAACTATATGGTCTTTCCATTCTGTCTTATTGTAGTCCTTCAATTTCATCAACCTCCATCTCAATAAACCTATACTTAAATACTACATACAAGCCTTTTATTAGAGGCTTATTGAACTTCTTTTCAGCATGAGCGATTATATCACCATCTTTATCAATAAGCTTTACTTCTCCAACTTCGCCAGCCATAGAGTCGTCAAAGTAAACATAGACTTTCACCATATCCCCAAGGACATAAGTTTTAAAAAGTTCAATTCTTTTCTCTTCTCTGTTTAGCTCATAGGTTGCGTGTGATAGTGAATCAATGAACCTTTGAGCTTGTTTCCTTATACCTACATCAGTTAATGTCTTCATCTTTTTTGCTCACTCCCTCGCATTTTATTTCACCACATAAAGGATACTCATTTTCTCCATCTTTGTTAGAGCTCTTAGTAATTATTTCACTTTCAAATACTTTTGCTGTATTTTGTTCATAAGGATATTGACCTGATAATATTTCATTACAGCGAATATATTTAACTTCTTTTTCTTCGTGTTCTTCAGACCTTCCTATAATTGAGCTGAACTCGCCATATTCAGCATACTTAAATTCTTGATATTTCTTTTCAGATGCAGCTATTAATCCGGTTTCAGGGTATTCAACATCACCATTAGTCTGTTTTGAATTGATACATAGACTTGATTCAAATATCTTAGCTAAATTATTTCTATCAGGCCACATTCCGCAAATTATAGTTCCGCATAATGGATATTTAGAGTACCCACTTTTAAATACTGATTGAATGTGTATATCCGTGTACTCCTCACTACCATAAGCAGGCTTCCCACTTGCAGGCTTGACCTTCATTACTTCATTGTCAATTATTCTTAAATCATTGATATTGCTGGGGTTCTTTCCTCTTAGATATACAATGAACTCCGCCCACCTCTCAGGGTCATGTATATAATAAGGCTCAATATATGACTTTTCATATCCAAGAGCTTTAAGAGCCAGGAGTATTCCCTCGTCAGTTCCAGCCTTTTCAGCTATAATATTTTTCATTGATAGTCTTATTCTATAATTTTCTTCTTCTTCACCCTTTAGTCTTTTCATATCTCTTTCAATTCCATGTTCTTCAAGCATCTTCCCTGTTGCACTTATCACCATTGATTGCTCTCTTACCTTAAAAATATCTTCCTTTGTTTGGTCAAGGAGCTTGCCAAAAACCTTAAATAATATATAAAATTGGTTTTTTACTTTGACAACTTTCTTGAGTGGCCCAAACAATAAGTAATACATATAGTCCTGGAATTTATCAAACATATTTCTACACCCTTTGTATGCTTATTTTTACACTACCAAGAACTATTACTTTGTCATTACTTAACAAGACATCTTCAGTAGGTAAGAGAACTTTAACGCTTTTTAGTATCTGAATATCTTTCCTAAGATTAAATATAATATCATCCTTATATAATTTATTTAACTCTCTATCTTTTTTAATTTTAAATAAATCTATTATTATTGAGTTAGCTCTTTCCTGAAGCCCTTCCTCATTCGCATCTTCAGGAATTTGAAGTATTATATCAACATCTTGAGAAACTACTTCAGAGGATTTCACAAGTAAATTATCATAAGGGCCTTTTATTTTCTCAGCTTCAACTTTTACCTGGTCTAATAAACTTTGAGTTGCAGCTCCTGCTGTTGATGTAACAATAATATCCACCGTTCCTTGTCCTCTTGGATGAAGGTCGTCAACCCTTACAAAAAGAACTCCCGGAACTGATTCACAAACATTTTTATATTTATCTTTAATAGGGTAAGTCGATAGTTCAGCCCACGAGTTCAAAATTCTACTTCTCAGACTTTCAATATCTTCAAGGTCGCTCCCTTCCTTGCTTATCCATTTTTCTTCGTTAGTTATCTCGTCTATTCCCTCAATATGAGTTAGCGACCTTTTAATCTGACCAGGAGGAACATTGTACATTGAACCTTCTTTCTCTGCTTCAACAAGTACCTTTATACCTTTTAAATCTTTCTGCATCAAAGTATCTTCTACGGCTAAATACCTGAGCTCTTCTCCATTTATATCTTGGTCAGTTTTGAAAACATCTCCCTTTGATATCCTTACAACTTCCTCAGCCTTTTCTCTTCTTAGTGTTATATATCCCCAGGTCTTCGTAGGTTGTTTTCTCTTCTTTGAAAAATCTCCAGCTTTAAGTTCTAACCAAATACCTTCAGCATGTCTTATAAACATATTGTTTAAAACTACTCTTAAAAGCTTTAGAAGGTCAATTCTAATTTGTATAAGTATCATCATCAGGGTATAGAATATACCTCCCGAACTAAAATTTGTTATATTAAAGCCTTCTTCAATCAATTCCTCCTGAAGCTCATTTTTAAGCTCTTCACGGTCAGGAACTGGAAGTATTTCATCAAGTATTTTTTCATCTATCATTACACGCTCACCACCTCAACTTTGACTCTATCCAGTGTAAAATTAAGCTCATACTTTTCAGGGCTATCAGCAAACTTAAAAGCTACTGATATAAGCAACTTGTCTGATTGAAAGTTTATCGACACCTCAATGGATTCAACATCTATCTCAGGTCTTCTTGAAAGCTTCGTCTCAATTCTTTGTCTCATTTCAACCCTTGTAAGTTCCTCATCCTGAGCCTGTACAAAATCTAATAGTGACCAGCCCCATTCTTCATCATAGAAAAGCTCACCTTCCTGAGATAACGCCTCACACTGTATATCTTGAAGCACACATTCAATCCCTGAAGTCAAAAGAGCATCTCCATTTGCAGCAGGGGTCAATTGCCAATCCATGTCAAGCTTTATATCAACATCATTTAATCCAGCCATTAAATAACCCTCCCCACAATGAATACATTAAGCTGACCATACAACAGCAATACAGCCACTGTATCTCCATACTCATATTTATCCTTTGATTTTATTCCAGGTACTTCAGGAAAATCACTATCTATTTCCTTGTTTTCATCAAGTATTTTGAGATTATACTCATAATACTCAATATGTTCTTGAACTTTTGTAATTCTAGCATATACAGCAATAGGAAGCCTTAAATGCGGATACTTTTTATTTATTGTATTATCGATCTTAATTTCAATCATTTGCTCCAACATCATAAAGCCTCCTAAAAATATATTTTTGTTCTTATAAATCCTGTATCATTAGTTGAAAACACTACTTTTTTAACTTCAAATTCTCCTGATATTTGAGGATGATTCACTCTTATTTTATGAGAGTGCTTCACAAACGGAGCTGATACTGTTTCAAGTTCCCACACCCCACCAGGTCGGTCAAGTGATATTATGTTTTCAGCATACTCAAACTCATATACTCTCTTTTGTTCAGGCTTTTCTCCCCAATAAAAAACATCATCAGAAAAGAAAAACTTTTCTTTAATCTTCCAAATTGAATGTATTTCTTCAATAACTGAAATTACATTTTTCTTAAAAATAGGGATTATTCTTTTCTTTTGATACATCTTTGAAGATATTTTCATATTGCTGATTCCAGCTTTATTCAAACAAAATCTTAATATTTCTTGAGGGGTTGCATCCAAAAATGTGTTTGTAATTTGCGTTTCCTCAAGTAGCAGCATAGCATCTTTTAATGCAACTTCATTTTGATAGCTTCCTTCATTCACAGGATTAACAACATATCCCTTAAACACTTCCTCAAAGTCTCCATCATACCCAAGCTCTATGAGAGATTCATCCTTCTTGTTTATATTTATTTTTTCATTAAAGTTTTGTGTAAATCTAACTTTAGCCCAATCATAGTAAGAATCTTCGGAGGAATAAACTTCAATTTCAATTCCTTTTTCAAAGGTATAATTCCCTATGTTTGTTATTATTTCAGGATAAAACAATTCATCTATCATATTCTCACCTCATTTAATATGGCATAGCACTAAGCTTTCCTCCATATTTTGCTCCTGAAGCTGAATCCCTTGCAGCAGTCTTTGAAGTTTTACTTTGTATCTTAGGAGCTTTTCCTCTGTTTGGCATATATTTTTTATATCCCTCAGTAAGTCCAGCACTAGAACTTGAAGAACTCCCACCTTTACTCTTGCTTTTACTCTTACTTTTGCTTTTACTAGAGCTTGAGTTCTTGCTTGCTGTAATTGTAACAGGCACATATTCCCAAAACTCAAGGCTTACTGTAAGCTCACTTTTTTTACTTTGTGTTTTTGTAGACATATCCTTAAATATTACTCTAGTTACACCCCTAACAGCAGTATGTTCATTTACAATCTCATGTACGATAGGCTTTGATTGTCCTGACTTTCTGAATAAATTTTGAATAATCTTCAGCTTATCCAGTGCAGTTTGGTTAGGACTATCTTCAAGAGCTAGTTCTAAATTGATTTTTGCATCCTCATATCCTGTGGCTTGTTTTGGTTTTGAGCTTTTTCCTTCCATGTTAGCTTCTTCCATTTGAGCCGCAGTTTTTATCTCTATGCTTTTAAAGAGCCCAGGGAGGACAATCCCTCCCACTTTGACTGTGCTTTCATCAAAATATATCAAGATTACCCCTCCCCAACTGGTGTCATATCAATACCATTTCCATTTGTATAGTCTTCAATTTCTTTAAGCAATTTAAATAACATAGGAAGCTCTTTAAGCTTACTTATATCAACCTTAATTTCAAGCTTTTCAATATTTGTTCCATTGTCCTTTTCTGTTTTAGTTTCTTGGGTATCAGTGCTTTCTTTCATCACTTCTTTTAAGTTTATTTTTTCAAAACTCTTTTCTTTGAGTGAGTAGTCAGCTTCTGAAAATTCAGGAGTTTCCGCATTAAATGCCATTTGAGAGAAGGCGTCCGAAGTAGTCTCAGCAGGAAGATTCTTTGTTTGCATCATACCTGTATTTATAGTTTCAAACACTCTTCTTCCTGATAAAGTAAGTGTGCTTAGTGGCCCTTCTTTAGCATCTGAAAAAGGTAGCATTTTTCTAATTTTAGCTAATCCACCTTTAACCGCTTCAACCGGAGCTGATACCGCACTTTTTATTCCTTCAGTGAAAGTTGTCATAATTTTTGAACCTGACTCCCTAAACCATGATAATGAATTTGTTATAGACTGTTTGATACTCTGGATACCGTTTGAAAACACATTTCCAATCCCAGTCCAAAGATTGCTGAAGAATCCAGTAATAGAACTCCAATTATTAATTATTAACATAGGAATACCAATGAAAGGCATAAACGCTGCTATTGCTATTTGTAACCATATAGGCATACCAGCAAATAAATTTTTTAGCCAATCAAAACCAGCTTGAATACCACTAACAAATCCACTCCAAACACCTTGAATCCAAGATACTACCGAATCCCAATTTTGATATAAAAGCACCAACGCTGCTATAAGTGCAGCTATTCCAACAATTACCCATGTTATAGGATTGGCTAGCAATGCTGTTGTAAAAGACCAAACAGAAGCTATAAGACCAGGCATTGCTTGAACTGCTGTAACAATTGCTTGTCTTGCCATATTAGCCATACCGACAACCATTCTTTTAAGAGCGTTGTAACCATTAACTACGGCAGCTTTCCCCATGCTGATTATTGAAGAGGTAACACTTTTTATTCCTGATACCGCTGAGGATGCAAAGCCTTTTACAGCTCCAAATCCATTTTTGAGTGCATCTCCAGCATACATTGCTTGTATTTGAACTGTTTCTAACATTCCAGGAAGTTTCTTTATAGTACTAAAGAATCCTCCAATCACGCCAGCTGTTTTTGTGAATATCAGTCCAACACCCCCAACCACAGCCGTAAGCGTTCCAAACACCATAAGTGCTATTCCTATTCCAAGAACTACCATAGCAATAACTTTTACAAGTTCTTGATTTTTGCCTATCCATTCACTGACTCGAGCCAAAACTTGAGCCCCTTTATCCATGAATTGATTCACTGTAGGGAGTAGTTGATTTCCTATTTCTTCAGTTACATTGTGTAATTGTTGTTGCAACCTTATATATTTATCTCCTTCAGTTTCGTTCATGGCCGTAGCCATTTCAGTGGCAACATCAATTCCTTTTCCCATCTCGCCATATAATGTAACTATATTTTCCTGAAGCGAGTCTGTTTTCCCATATAGTAGGTCAATCATAGCAACCGCTTCATCAGTACCAAAAGCCTTTTTAAGTTGCATCTTTTCTGCTGCATCCATCGTCTCTCCAAACTTACCTCTTAACTTTGCAAGTATTTCAGGCATTGAAAGAAGCTGATTATTTGCATCTGTAAATTTTAATCCAAGTTCTTCACCAGCACCGGCTGCCGCTTGCAAGAAAGCTTTGTATTTTGTTCCTGCTTCGCTTCCACTCATTGTAGCTTGCAACATTCCCAAAATCGAGAGTTGCTCTTCTAATGGAACATTTGAAGTCGTAGCCGAAGCTCCAAGAGTTTGAATAGCCTGTGCCATTCCCGAACCGGTAGTCTTGAAAGCTTGAACTGACTTAGAGATTCCAGCAGAGAACATCTCACCAAATTCAATATCGCTTAAATCCTTATAAAAATCCTTATATATCCCATACCCTGTGGCAAATAGTGAGGTCATTTCTGCAATAGTCGACTTTGTACCTTTTGCAGTTATACCAGCTATATTTGTATATTCTGCAACAGCTTGGTCTGATAGGGTAGCTATACCCGATTTTATATCATAAGCTGAAGCAATAAACTGAGCCTTTGTAGTTCCAGCCCATGAGTCTGAAAAATCTCTTCCAGCTTTCTCAAGAGCACCAAGGTCTTTAATTCCAAGTGATGCAAGTTCACCCAAGGCTTTTCTTGTTTCAAATGTAGCAGCAACAGGAGCAAGAGCTGCATTTGTTATCTCTCTTCCCAAGGCTGCTGTAGCCATTCCTGCCTTTGTCATACCTGAAAAACCTTGACTTAACTTATCCAACTTTCCAACAGTTCCATCCACAGAAGAATTTATTCTCGCAGTAGGCCCTGAAAGATTGTCTATCATGTTAATTATTACTGATAATCTATAAACTGATTCTAAGCTCACACTCCAATCACCCCTTGCTATTATTTTCTATTTGAGGGTATAATAAGGATAAAAAGGGGGCGTTTTTTATGGTAGGAATTTTATTCGCTATTAAAATTGTTATATTTGCTTTGTGTGCCGGAGCTGTTATATCCTTCATTATCTTTGTTCCACTTGCTATTTATTGCATACCTTATTGCCTTTGGGTTGGTTTCCAAAATAATAAGGGCAAATGTCTTGATAGAAAGAAAGAAGGAGTAGCTAAAACTGCTAAACATGCAACAATTTTATATAGTCATTGGATTAGAGGTAAAAAACCGTCCTTATAATGAGGCCGGTTTTTTAATTTTCATCTCCAAAGACTTTAGAAATTGCTCTCGCCATTGAGTTCTCTTCAAGTTCTCTTGCATATCTTGCTTTTGCAAGTGTTTCAACAAACTCGTCAATATCCATGTCTTTGATATCTTTTTCAAGAAGAGCAGGGGGTAAAAACTTATTAATTTCTATAGAACCGGCTTCTATGAAATTATTCTTTATATTTGAAATATGCTCTTCTAAAGTAGCTTCAAATTTATATCCTTGGATAACCCCAACATGTTTAAGAGTTTTTCGCCTAAACTTATTGTAAGTGCTGGATATTCTTCAAGGTCTGCATCCAGTTTTTGAATTTGTTCATCAATAACATTGTCCATTATAAAAGCTCTTAATGCTTTGCTTGGGCTTTGTGAAGCAGTCTTTATATATCTGTCATAGCTTGGTGTAGATGGCTTTCTGAAGATATATTCAAGTTCTATAGTTGTTGAATCATCAGGCTCAATTGTTATTCCTACTTGATATACCTTTCCATACTTAGTTTTGTAAGCCTCAACATCATTTTGGTTTGTTTTTATGTTCATTTCTTCCATTTTTCCTTACCTCCGTTTTTGACAATTATTTTGAGATTAACGCTCTAAATAGCTTTTAATCCGTCTCTTTCAACTCCACCAATTACTAACAAGTCAAGGTCAACCTTTAAAGACTTATCTCCTTGACCATTCTTGTGGTTTACTTTTGTTATTGTTACCGTACTTAAAACATCCGTCTTTGTTCTTTGAGTAGTATTTGCATAGCTGACAACTATCTTAGGAATTACAAGTTTATATAAAGCAACTCCTTGGCTCTTACAATATTCAACTAAGTCGTCAAAATCATCCTTCAACAAACTCAATTTTCCATCTGCCTTATAGTTACCTTCTCCATAACCTCTTGGCTTCTGACCTTTTCCATAAACTGCTTCTTTTTCAAGTTCATCATTATAAGATATTTCCTGTGGCTCTATTTCAAGCCCAGGGAGCTTTACTGATATATCTCCCCAGTCATAAGCTTTGCCGTTTATAATAGCCATTTCCTAACCTCCTTTACTTTCTGAATGGGTTTTCCATCCCAAGGTCAATCTCAATCTCTCTAATGTGTCCTATTGGTACATATCTAATTATGACTCTAAGTTTCTCTGTACTTAAAATATCCTGACCTTCAGGAATTAAAATTCTTGCTGCTGAAATTTCTTTATCCCTAGCCATGTTATCAAGAGGGGTTTCAATAAACTTTGCAATAGCTTCAAGGCTTCCTTCAGGGTCTGACATATCAACTTCACCTTGTAACTGCAACAATGCCTCTTTTCTTGTTTCTCTGACTATTTTATTCATTACTCTAACTCTTTCAGCGTATTGATAATCTGAATTATCAGCAGCCATCATCCTGGCATTTGTTACATAGAAATTTTCAAGACCTTCATATTTTCTAAAAGTGAGATACTTTGCATCATCCAACACTCCAATATAACTTTCAATTCCTTCAGGAAGAAGTTTAAGCATCTTATTTTCAGGAATATTAAAAACTTTAGTTTCTCCTATAGATTGTTGAACCTTAGCTCTTGAGTACAATCCGCACACTATACCAGCGTTATTTATATCTTTTGTTGTTCCATCCATTCTTGTATACATTGACCTTGCAGAAACTACTTGAATATAGTAAGACGTTAGCCCTTTTCTTTCATTTACCAGGTATTGAGTATACTCGTCAAACCCTTCATTTTCGTTTATATTTCTTGATTCAAGTACAAAGAATAAAGGCTTGTGATAGTCCTTGAAGAATCTATCAGCTTCAACTACCAATGCAGCCCAAAGAGCTTTTGTTGATTCTCCAACAACATGTACATATTCAAAAACTAAGTTGGAGCTTCTAAGCTTTTCTAGTGCATTGAGTACATCCTGATTAGTCATTTGAGGAGCTTCAGTCTTTAAAGAATAAGTATCATCAACTAAGAAAGAGGAATTTTTTTCAGTTGAATCTTCAGTGAATTTTAATTTTATTCCTGTAGAAGGTATCTCAAATTCTCCATTTAGGGGAAGAGTGGTTTCATCTGAATAATTGTATCCTCCATCAATGGAATACTTGAATATTGCTTGATTGAAGCCTCCTTGACCTGTGAATTTAACTACTATATCATAATCATTGTTTGGCTTTCCTTCAGTTGTACAATTTCCTTTTCCTGTCCCCGTTTTTTTAATTTGTCCTATGGTGCCATCAATTGATGCTTTAACAGGAAGGCAATAAATAAGATTAGAACCATTCTCAATACTATCCATACAAGCATCCGCAAGAGGGCTTAATCCAAGTTTCTCTTTTATCTTTTTGGCGTTCATGCTTCCATAAATTCTTATAACCTCATTTGACTCAGTAGGGGAGACTCCAATCTTGGCATGTACACCTTCACCTTTATATCCACCAATACCAAGCCCTCCGTCAGCTATTGTTGTTTTTACATCTCTTAGCATTTTTTAGCCTCCTATCCTTTCATTGGAGACTTTAAGAATTTCTTTAAAGCCTCCTGGAACTCTGTTTCCGTTACCATCTTTCCTGAAGTCCAGCCTTGAGAAGCTTTGACTCCTTGATATACAGCTTCTTTTAATCCGCTTTTTTCCCTTAGCTCTTCTATATTGAAGAGTTCGAGCTCTTTAGCATCTTGCTTTGCCATGTCATACCTCCTTGACCATCTCAATATTTTCAATTTCAACCTCATTCACCTTGGCAAATTGAACATCTTTATATATTCCTCCATCAAACCTTATAAGAATTTGAACAGCTATTTTGGACTTTAAAATACTATCTTCTTTATCTATCCAGTCAGCTTCTTCAACTTCAATAGGAATGTAGTTGCCATTTATAATAGTTCCTCTTTCAACAAGAGTCATGAAGCTTTCAAATATTTCTTCGCATTTTTCTTGTTTGTACTCTCCTATAGTTACAGAGAAGTACGTCTTTCTGTTGAATATTTTAGTTCTTTTCTTTTTACCATGTTCATCTCTGAACACTTTCTTAGAGCCACTTCGTTCAAACTTATCTGACTCAAAGAGTACAGCTCCAACATGACTTTCTTGTGAAGCTTTAAGTTCTTTAAGTGTTGTATATACCTTTGTTTTTATGCCTGCCTCCTGGAGCTTATTAACCAAGTAATCTCTGCATTGTTCTATCATCTTTTATCATTCCCTTGACATAAGGTCTTCAAGTGTACCTTTTATTTCTTGCATATCCTCTTCGCTTATACCAATAAATGCACGTTCAGGAATACTCACATCAACCTTTTTCTTAGTGACCCATTTGCCATTTATCTTGAATCTGAGACCCCTTGATGTCCTTGCTTTTATAGTTCTTTCATCTCCGAATTGATGTGTCTTTGCATATATTTTATTTGTACCAACTGCAAAACCTGATTTATCAGCAGTTGACTTGATAGAATTTTTAAGTCCAGCAGTATCCGTGAGTGTAGTTCCTCCTTCGTTTGTTGCTCTGATAGATGATTTCCACCTTCTTCCGTCAGGATTTACTTCATCCTTGAAACGCTGCCTTGTTGAAGTTCTAAGTGTCTCAGCAAGAACCAAATTAGCACCTTTTAAATCAATATCTTTCATCTTCCCAAGTTTCTTCATAAGCTTTCTTACATCACCATCAAGCCTTATGCTGTACACAGTTTTCACATCCCATTCATTGAATTTCTTGAAAATATCCTTGCATTTGAATTTACAGAAAACCCTGTATTTGCTCTTTGTGTATTATCTGATATACCAAGGTCTATAATTCCCTTGGCTACATTTTCAAAGAATCTTATTGCCGCCTTATATCTTGTTAAATAGTTTGATTCCTTTTCTCCTTCATCTATTCCAATTCTTGAAAATAGATTATATACTGCAATATCTTTGCTAAATTTATTTATTACTTTAGGTGGAGAAGGGAGGGGGGTTGGATACCTTTTGGCAAGGTATCCATCAATCTCTCCATCTGCATCCTTAATTGCTTCTTCAATTATTGGTATTATCTTTTGTTCTCTTTCTACTTCATCCTCAATATATTCATCACCAATGAGAGCATTAAGAGCATCATCCTTAATTGTTTTTCTTACCTCTTCAATTGAACAATACAATTTCATCACCTACTATGCTTCTTCGCCAGTAGATCCAAAAGCCATTTGCCAAAAACCATATCCAGCATTTGACCTTGAATGAACTCCATATAAATATTGTTTTCTCATAAATACATTATCATCCTTATCATCAATAAGAGCGTCAAACTTTGGAGCTTTTCTCTCTTGGAATATCAGTGGTTTAAGTGGTTTTGTTGTGCAAAGTAAATACCAAGCCTCATCCTGTCCAGCAAGTTCAGGAACTACAAGAAGCTCCGCTGTATTTTTATATGTGTTAGTAGTCCCATTTATTTGGTCAGCAAGAAGTATTTGTCTTCCTTGTTCTTCAAGGGCTGGAGGAACTACAAGGACGTTAGGAATTATATTTAAGCTTTCTCCGCTTTCATCCTTGAGTGACATCATAGAGCTTCTTGCTGCTGCATATGATGCAACTGAGAGTTTCTTTTTACCTTTGTTACTTATTGAGCTTTTACCAACTTTATGAGCTTCTGAGAAGAAAGTCTTCTTATCGTAGCAATCATTTTCAAACCCTTCTTTAAGAAGTTTGAACACCAGCGAATCCGGAAATGTTGCTGTGCTCTGAGCCATATCCTGTATTACAGGATTATAAATTCCAATTTTATCATCTTCAATATCATTTCTATCAACACCTATAGTAAGCTCAAAATCCTTGTTTTTTATTGTATAGTCTGAAGCTGTAAGGTTTTGAATCTCTCTGTCTCCAATCCACTCACGCATCCTTGGGATTTTACCAAGCCATTTGTAATTTTCTTCTCCTGTTTCGCTTGGAACTTTAGTTGCTATCTTATCCCAAAGTGTTTTTGATTCCACAAACACTTTGTTAAATATAGTTTTAAAACCTGTTGTAATGCCATGTACTGCTTGTTGATTAATTATCATATTCTTTTATCCTCCTTATAATTAAAGTATTTCGACAAGTACCTCTCCATTTTCAAGACCTATGACTTTTCCAGCTATTGAAGAGCCTGTCTCTGTTATAGTTACAGTTTCATCATCTACAATGTAACAATTTTTAAGTATATCTTTTCCTGTTACCGGAGCAGTAGAGTCATTGCTCCACTTAAAAACTCCTCTTCTTACTTTTATTGTTTTTGCTCCATCAGTTCCTCCTGAATTATCAACATACTCCTCAGCTCTTCCAGCCGATAAAAGTCCAGTTGCTTTCTTCCCAGGGACTGCATTTCCAGTTGAGTCAATCACTACAATAGAGCCCTCAAATATCTTCACATTAGCTTTTACGGGGAGTATAAGAGTTCTCCCATCTCTAACCTCAAAAGTATTTCTTCCAGCACTTAGTGGCATATTATCTCACTTCCTTTCCGTATTTCTCAAGGTCTTCACTTGATACCCCCAGCATTTTGCAAACCTTTAAAGTAGCTTCATCTTTGCTACAATCTTTTTTTGCTTCATCATCCTCAATATCTAGTTCTCCAACCGGAACTATTTGAGGAGCTTTTTCAACAAATTTTTTAAATCCTTCAGGGTCTTTAAGAGCGTACTCCTCAGCCCAATCTTTTTGAGCTGCTGATATTTTGCCAGCTTTTAGTGCTTTAACGACAATCTCTCCACTATCTTTTTTATCAAGTCTTTCTTTTAACTTATTAAACTCTGTTACAGGAACATAGTTAGCAGGGTTTTTTAATGCCATAATAGCCGCTGCCATATCTTCAGTTTGTGATTTTTCATCAATCCCAAGAAGTCCGCAAAGAACCTTATTAGCCACAACATCCGTATTCTCTTTAGGGTCTTGCTTTGTTTTATCTTGATTTTCCTTTTCTTTTTTAGCCTTATCCACCTCGTCAACCGTCTTTTGAAGTGCTTGAACTACTTCCTCCTCTGTGGCATTTTCACTGAGCCCAAGAAGAGCTGCTAATTGCTTTAATAAATCCATATCTTCATTTCCTCCTTCTATTTCAATATCAATTGAGTTAACAATAGGGTACATACCATCTATTGCCGGGGTATTTGTCAGTGCTACTGAGTGAAGAACTACAGCTTTTGAATCACTTTTTCTTACTAGAACAACAGGGGAGAGGTATCTATATTCTTTATTTTTAAGATACTCTTGAGCTTTTGGTGTCCACTCAACTTTTGCTGCTATAGCTCCATCCTGAATGAATATATCTTTAATCCACCCACCAGCAGGAGCTTGAACATTTTCAAGTGTTTGATGTTCATAATCAACAACTACATCAATGCCTCTCTCCTTAAAAGTATTTTTAATTTCTTTGAAACTCTCATCATCTACAAGAAAGTCTCCCTTTTGAGATTTAACTTTTCCAAGAGGTAATATTTTAACCACTTCGGGAGCTCCTTGAATTTCTGTTGAACTTACTATGAGTCTTAATCCTTTTTTCAAGTTTTAACTTCACCTCACTTTCTTGGACAAGTAGTATATTATAATTCAAACTTTAACGCCGTTATCACGCGTGCTAACGGTGTAAAATTTATCAACGGGTATAATTAGTCATTTTAAAATAAACTTCGTTTAAATAGCCTTTAAATGCTTTCTATTTATCTTTTTGCTTTTCTCTGTTTTCAAATGCCTTTTTTAATGATTTAGGGTAATCTTTTAAATCAGGATTAAATTCCACCTTAGCAGGATTAGTGTCAAAATTTTTATCAGGTAGGATATTAACAAAGTACCCATCAACTTCTCCAGCTACTGGAGGCTCTGTCTCAATCTTTAGTCCTCTTTCTTTTACCTGCCTCTCTGACAAAGTTCTTACTCCACACCTGCATCTATAGCCATTAGGTGGATACCATATATCCCAAATGGGGTCGTCTGCTCTGTAAACTCTGCCATCCATAGCTCTATGAGATAATCTTGTCTTTCTATCATTAACCGCATCATACTGCCAGTATGGTCTCAACCTCATTACTTCAGGAGATGTCATTTGCTGATAATGTCCTACGTTATAAGCGGTTTGAATGTTTGTTCTAAAGATATTATCAGCTTGAAAATTTGTAATACCTTCGTAACCTTTCTTTTCAAGAAATTCATTCATTTTTTCTTTAAACTCTCTTACTGTCGTTCCATCTTCAATGGCTTTCAGTAGCTCGTCATAAAACTTTTTAAGGACTTGAATCTTTGTATATCCTGATACTGTAAAGGCAAGTGCTCTGTATTCCTTTGCTATTTTGTAGAAGGCTTGAGGCGTTACCGGAACTTTTCCCTTAAAGTAATCAATAGCCTCTTCAAATTTAATTTCTTTATCTGTTATAAGATTAAACAGTTCTTTCATTTTCTTTAGACCTTCCAATCATATCAGCATAGAACATCACTCTTTGAAGTAATTCATCTAAATCGTTAATGTCCATTTGCTTATATAACTTAGTAACAAACGTCTCATTTTCAAGCTGCTCTTTTATTTCCTCAAGACTATTTGCTGATTCCATAAGTTTCTTAACTGGTTCAAACATTTTTGTGAAAATATCTGTGCTTTGTTTTATAGCAAAATCTGAAAGTCCATCAACTTTCTCTTGATACTCAATAGATAACTTATCAAGAGTCTTTTCTGTTTCTTGAGTTGCTTTGTTCTTTATAACCTCCACATCATTTTTTAATGAAGTAGGGGAGGGTAGGGACAGGGGAGGTGTTGCCACTTCCTCTCCATCTTCCGGTTTTGGTATACTGAACTTCTTATATAGATGTGAGGTAGGTACTTTTAATCCAACATCACAAATTAAGGTTTTATATATATCAGCAGTTTCTTTCAAATCCCCGGCTTCTTCACAATCAAATCTAATGTAAGGGATTCTTTTATCTTCAGTAAAATTAAAATAAACAAGAGGTCTTATTAAATCTCTTCTTAAAGTTGCAGCAAGTGCCTTGCAATCCGCAACAGTAAGGTCATGTCTTACCTCGTTATGAGTTTTACTCTGAGCGTAAGAACCACTTCCAGAATCACTGGTAAGAGTTTGACCAAGTATTGCTTTGGACATCTGTTCGTCGCAAAATCTTGCAAGTGATTCATAGACATTAATTGATGTTGTCTTTGAACTCTCCTTGAACTCAATCTCAGTTCCTTCAGGAATTATTCCAGCAGCATCTGTTCCAATCATCACAAGGGCTCTCATAAGTGCAAGCTTATCATCTTCGGATGCAGCAGGATTATATTTACCAAGTCTTAAAGGCATCCCAAAAACTTCGCAAAAACTTACCCAATCTTTAAGGTCGTAGTTTTTGAATAAATACATCCAAGCCACAACTCTAAGCACTCCAGCCCTACTGGGATGTCCTGACCTTGCTTTATATCTGTGGAGTATAAACTTATTTTCAGGAACTTCTATACCCTGTGGAAACTCATTTGTTTTAACTTTTAAAATGTCGTTTTCATCCCAAAAGAACTTCTTTTGATGTCTCCACTTAATTTCTTGAATTGTAGTCCTTCCTTCTTCATAATTCCAAATTATTTCACTTGCTGCTATTCCTTTTCCAATAGCATCTAACAAGTCCATAAATACATCTTCTATATCTTCCAATCCCTCAATTTCAGTCTTTACAAATTCAGCAATTTGCTTGTCGTATTCATCATCCGAAAATGGGATTACTTCATAGTCAAGCCCAGTAACTGCATTTTTTCTTGTCTGTAATTGCGAGAAAAGGTGAGGGTCTTTTTCTTCCATTTCCTCGAAGAGCTCCATCTGTCTCATTACATCTCCTGAGTCTGCTTCTCTGAATATCTGAGCCAGTCTCACAGGAGTTAAACCATTAGAGGGATATGTTGAGTATTTATCTTGTACTTGTGCAACAGCTATTTCAAATAGATTAGGTTTTTTATTTTGAGTAACTTTATTGTTTGGGTTATTTTTTTTCTTTGCCATAGCTTCCCTCCTTTAATAAGCTCCTTTTTTAAATCTCAACATTCTTGACAAAACCGATTTATAATCGACCTTTGAATTTGTATTAATTCCAAGTGCAAGTCTTACAGCCATTTCAAGTCCATCCGGGCCATCATCATTTTTACCCATTGGATACTCTTTCATTTGCTGTAAAAGAGTTTTATGCTTAGGATTAAATTTTAAATACTTATTTTTAACAAAAGGTTGAAGTGATTCAATTCTAAGATTTTTATTTTGTACACTGTTAATTTCTTCAATAGGCAAATATTCTCCAGCCTCAGCACTCTTCTTCACCATCACATCTTTAAAGAAGTGCTGAAATTGAACTGTTTCAACCCCAAACTTAAAGAGTGGTTTTTTATAATCTCTTTTTAGTCTCTTTGATGTTTCAATGGCATCATCAATAATTGCATCAGGTTTCCTTTTTTCTATAGATGCCTCAAGGACATACATGTAACCATTTATTACATCTTTTGCAATTATGATAATTGATGAAGTATCACTCTTTTTATTTTTACCAAGAGAAGGGTCATTTGCTCCAACAAATATAAATCTTCCATCTTTAAAGTCAATGGAACTCTCGTCGTAAAAATCAAACCATTCTTCAATAAATGTACAACTATCAGGGTCGATAGGGTCATTCTGAATCTCTGAGTTAAATGATGCTTCTCCTTCAGAGATTTTAATTATCATTAAGTCATAGTAACTTAATTTTGTTTCCCATAAGACCTCAGTTCCTTCAAGCATTTCTTTTTTGTTTGCTTCAAAAAACTCTCTTGCGTCCTCTTGTCTTCTATCATTTTCAAGGTCTGTATATATAGCCTCCCACGAATCCCAAAGATTTTGGTTATTAGTAAAACTTATTACTCCTCGATATTTCACACAATGATATTCGGGATTTTTCAAAACCTTTGAAAGTAAGCTATCATAATGGAGTATAGTACCAATGTAAACTATGTCTGTGTATGTGTCTCCGGCTTTTGATACTGCTTTGTAAAACCAACTTTCAAGCTTCTTTCTTTGGTCAGGAGTATTTACATTCTCGTCATTCTCAATATCATCCAAAACTATGAGGTCAGGTCTCCAGTTTCTGTGCCTTCTACCTCTTATTTTCTTGCCTGAACCTATTGCCTCAAGCTTAATATCTGTTGAGGTTAGTATGACGCTATTTTTCCATACCTTTCCCTGAAGGTCTCCAAAGTCCTCATGTATTATTCTATTTTCTTCAAGCTCCGTTTTTATATCTGTCAAAAATCCTTCTGCCTGGTCTGAGCTATCTGAAAGTATGATTGGATAATGTTTATACTGGTAAAGCACTGCATGAAGTGTATCTTTAAATGTAAAGCTCGTTGACTTCGCATGACCTCTTGGGGCTGCTATTCCTCTTCTACATCCCTTCTTCCTAGAGATTTCCTTTGAATCCCTTCCAGGATTTAGCCCTTTCATTACTCCTTGAGTCCAAATATTATCAAGTTCCTCATGAAAAGCAGGAGACTCTCTTACAAAATAATGTGGCAGATAAGCTCTCCCGAAGTATGCTAAATCTATTGCTGCAAGTTTTTTTCTTAATCCCTTTTTACCTGAGAGTTTTGCACCTGATTGATATTCCTTGAACAGTTCCTTTCTATACTCAAGATGTTGCTCATTTCTTAAAACATACTTTTCAAAAAGCTCTTTCTGATACTCTTTGTTTCTCAGTTCTTCAGTATCCTCTTCCTCAAGCTGTTGTATATACTCATTTAATTTAATCATCTTGCATCATCTTTTCCTTAGCCTTTTCCAGCACGGTTTTAAGTTCCTTGGCAAGTGCTGCATCAGCTTTAATCATATTCATAATTTCACTTTCCATCCCTTCAAACGCAAGTTCAACCTTCTTTTTCATATCTTGTTTTACTCTGTCTTTATAGACTTTTGTTCTACTTATTGAAGTTATAAGTCTTCCAGCTTTGTCAAGTGGGAGGTTGTCAAATTCTTCTTCAGCGGTAGAGATTTTTTTTACAAGCCCATCCATCAACATAAGAAGTCCAGCATCCGTATAGTCTACATCCGGATTCTTTTTAATAACATTTACAAGTGCTTCTGTTTGCCTTTGTGCTTCAATTAATCTTTGAGTGGCTGCGGTTGTTCTTAGAGCATATCTCCCTATGCTACTTTTGCTTACTTCAAAGCCTTTTTCTTGTAACCACTCTGATATTTCTTGATAAGTTACCGTGGTGTCAATTATCATTTCATCAACCTGAAGCCTTACATCTTCGGGGAGTTGGTCAACCTTTGAAGTAATTCTAGTACGTTGCCTTTCTTTACCCATTAAACATCAACTCCAGGGTCTTCCAAAGTTCCCTCAACTAAATCAACGCCTTTTTTAGTAAGTTTTATTACTGCATCTTTTCTGTATACGTTATAAGCATTGACCGTTTTATCAACAAAGTTGATGTAACCAGCTTCTTTTAAATAATCTAAATGCTTTGAGATATCAGGTGATACAATCATCCCATCCGCTACAAGCGAATTAGTTATTTGCCTTATAAGTAAAGCGTTCTGAGGGCCTTTTACTAGAGAGCGAATAATATAACCTCTTATGGCTTTATTCTGTTGGACTTGTAGCTCCATAGTTTCATCCATCATTTTTTACCTCCGTTCATTGTGTTATATATCTTGTCAAGCTTATCATCAACATTGTTCATAATTCTTATAAAGTCTTCTCTTAAAACATAAACAAGAGGTAAATCACACTTCAGGTCGTTCATCTCTTCTTTAAGCTTAGAGATATCATTTGACAATTTACCTTCAACGTCATTTACTCTTGCATTATTTTTTTTGATATCTTCTTTAATATCATTCATTGTAGTTTTAAGAAAATATCCTATAGCTCCTATCGCAAGCATTGTTGCTGTTTGGATTACCCAACTTAATTCCACTAAGAACACACTCCTTTTACCCTTGAGTGTTCTTTAATTCAAACACTTTAGATTCAATGGTATTGAGGATATAAGACCTTGCATCACCAAAGGTATCCTCAATTAATTTCATATAGTCGGGTTTCAAAGAACTAATTATTTCATCTAATGCTTTTTGCGATAATGCCTGGAGCTCTGATTTTTCTATTTTGCCATCTTTGACAAGTTCTCTTAATTCCTTAGCTGTCGTTTGTTCAAGCTTTGTTACTGTTTTAGTTGTTACATCTTCAAGTCTAATTATTGCCTCATTTACAAGTTGTCTTTGTTCTTCATTCTCAATTTTCTGTGATTCAAGTTTTGCTTTCATGGATGCTCTTCTTACTGCATTTATTGTGTATGCTAGTAGTAAAGTTGCTCCTGCTGTTATTAAATCAACAGTGAATTGAGTAAAAATTTGTTGTAAATTTTCCATTTATATCCTCCTTTTCTCAATAAAAAAATACCAGTGAAGCATTGCTTCTACTGGTATCTTAACAACATTTTCTATTTAGTTATATCCCAAGCACTTCTTAGACATGATTCTCTTCATTTCCAAATAAAGTAATTTGTCCTTCAAGATGTCCTTCACCGCATATTTCCCTTATCCATCTCTCGCTCAAATTGTATTTTTTAGCAAGGTCTGAATGGTTGTAACCATTGAACTCTTTCTTTATATTAAGGTCTCTTGCTGGACGTAGAAAGCTGTCAGCCTTTGGTATATATATTGTCGAGCCTCCAACAAACTCCGCAAGCTTAATAAAATTTACAACTCCAATGGTATCCGCTATGTCCCTATATGGCCCTTCAGGAATCATGTCAACAGTTAAGTCTTTTATCCATCCATCCAATAAGACCACCTCCCTTATTATATACCAAAGACTTATTCATGTTAACGTCACTATTTTAATACTACTATATCTAAAAGCTTTACGATAAGCTCTGCAAATTCAGCCCAAGTAAGCTCTGTAAATGAATCCTTTTCTTTACTTATTAGATTTAATTCCTTGAGCCTATTTATATACTTGCTTTCAATATTTTCCTCAACTTGTTGCTGAAATATCTTTTCAATAATTGTGATTATTTCAAATCCATATCCTTCGCCAGGCCAAGCCCATCCTGTTCCGTTTGGATTGTTTTTCGCTCCAAGCCATTCAACATATGGAGCAGAGCCTCTTTTCACTAGATTGAATCGTGGGTCAACACATTCACCTTTAAGTCCTTCTTGAGAAGCATAAGCTTTCAAATGTTGTATTTGAGCCCTTATTCCTGTTCTTACATCCTTGAATGTAGCTCCTTGAGTTCCTCCTCCAGTAGCTCCAAGTCCTGAAAAATTGTTTTGTTCCGGTTTAACATCACCGCCAAACCTAAAGTATCCAGTTTCTTTTATCGCTTGAGAGAAAGCTATATCACCCCTTACTCCTTCAAGAGCTCCTTCTTCTATGAATACTTTAGCATAGTATGGAGCTTTGGGGTTTGCATCATGAAGGAACTTTTCCATTTGTTCAATAGTTGCTTTTGCTTGTCCCATTATTTCAGTTCCCTTGAGTTGTGGGGTAGGTTGCTCTTCCTCAGAGCTTCCTGAATTATATACCACTTTCCCTGATTCATTATACACAGAATATCCATGATATTTGTCACACTCTGTTTTTGCATTGTCCAAGACTTTATAAGCACCAACTTGAGACTTTGCATCCTCCCAAGTTTTTCTTACCCTGTATAAGCTTTCCGGAGTTGCTGGCTTGTTATTTGGATCAAGCTTTTTTTTTATTATTTCAACATAATCAGCACTTATCCATCCGCCGTGATTTCCAAAATATATATTGTGCCAACTACCTTGAGTAAATCCTATCTTTACTATAGTTCCATAAGGAAGTACATCAAGTATCTTTGAATCTATGTTTGCTCCATCTCTCACTCGTAAACCGCTTTGAGCTATTACTTTGCCTATAGCTTGAACTCCTTCTTCTAATTCAGTTATGGAAGAGTCGCCCTGTATCTGAGCCTTAAAAGCGTTCCATTTAGCCCACCCATTAGTAGACATTGAAGCTGGGCAGTTTTTCCTTGAGGCATCATAATGTCTTACTATTCTTTCAATCGGCACGTTGTATTGAGCCATCTTATGCTTAACAAGTTCTATTGTATTAGTTACAGCCTTATCATAATTTCCATCAGAATTTATGCAAATCTCTATTCCTATACTATTGTGATTACTTATACCATATTTTCCGCCGCCATCTCCACAATGCCAGCTTGCGTTGGAATCTTCTATTACTTGTATTATTGAATGGTCATCCACGAAATAATGTGCTGAGGCTTGCCTGTCTCCACCATTAAAATATCTATAGTGTGCCTCTGCATCAGCTCCTCTTGAACTATTTCCTGTATCATGTATAACTATATATTTTATGTCATTTCCACTTGAGTAATTGTATTTTATGAGTTTCTTTTGAATAGGTAACATGTTATTTCACTCCTTTATCATTTACAATCTTTTTAACCGCTTGTACGAGTTCATCCCTTGACATCTTAGTGTATCCAGGTACTTTATTCTTTTGACAACATTTTCTTAAATGTGTTATAGGCCATTCCTCGATTTTAGGTATTTTTATTATTATAGGCTCGCTCACCACTTAACCCCCTTTACTTTTCAAATGTAAAACCATACATGAGCAAAGTTTCTCTATCCTTCGGAACATCCTCAAAGAATCTCTTTTCCGATATAGTATATCTTCTTGTTTTGTATATACCTGCGAGCTTCTTCATGTTAGACATATTAACGGCAATGTCTCTTTCTTTGAGAACTTCTTTAATACACTTAATATCAACAGCAAGCTCAATTTTTATATTTAAAGTTTCCATATAGAACCCTCCTTAAAGTTTTAGTATTGGGTCAACTACATCCTTGAATAAATCCATAACTTTGTAACTTACTTCGCCTTGAGCTCTCTTTGCTTCTTTAAATCTTTTTAGCTCAACAGCTAACTTGAGAATCTTCAAAGCTCCAACTTGTTCTGAAGTTACTTTTGTACTTCCAGCAGTCATCCAACTAATAGCTTCCATGATATAACTAATATCAGTGTAAGCTCCTATATAATTTTCAAATTCTTCCTTGGTTTCCTTAGCAAACTTTTTTCTATTAAGTTTCGGTTTAGGCGGAGGGAGTATTCCTTGTTCTATAAGTTCCTTTTTCACATCAGCATTAAGTTTTTTCTGAGCCCTTGTGAGCTTTTTATATTTTTTAACTGCCAAGATATCACCCCTTTATAAATACTTAGCTGTCAGCTTTATACTTTGACTTTGAAGATGTTTTATTCTCTTATGAGCCTTTTTTCTTATCCTAGCTTTTTTAGTTCTTTTCTTTATAGCTTCAAGCTTACTTATTGTGTTACCTAGATTTATCAATTTTTCATATTCCTTTATTGGTGGTATAGACGCAACTCTTTTAACGTTATATACTTCTCTTAGCTTTTCTCCAAGAGTATGTTCAAATTGACTTGTAGTATCTCTTTGAGATTCTATTCTTTTGCTTAATGCAATAGTTCCTGAATTTGTTATTGCTTTCATAATAACATCTGAAATTTTAGAGAACACATTTTTTATAGCATTGACCATATTCCTTAGAAATTTAAAGAGCTCTTGCCTGTTAACTGTAGCTTGCTGCATTTATAATTCACCCCCTTGAGCTGCTGCTTTTTTTCTTTCTCTTGCTAACACTTTTTTAAGGCTCTCTATTAAATTTGAAGCTTCATCAAATGTAAGCCAATTTAAGCTTTCCTTGTTGTAATATTTAGCCATGAATTTTCTTAATCTTTTAGGATTATCATTCCATCCAAGTTGGTTTTCAATTTGACTAATTTTCCAAAGTTGGTCTTGTGTAGCCCATTGGCTTCTTTGTCTATTTATATACCTTTTGTCAACTTCCTTGAGAGCAGTAAGTGCATAGCACACCTTTTTTATTTCTTCCTGAGTAAGTGCTTTTATGCTGTCTTTTCCGGTTTCTCTATAAACAATGGAATAGAGGTCTTCATCTGTTAATTGAAGTTCCTTACCTTTTGCAAGTCCCCATATAGTTCTTATAGTTAAAGCAGGGGCTTTTTTATGCCCCTTGCTATATCTTGTTTGTTGCACATAATCACCCCTTTAATTAGCTGCTTGGAGTTCTTCTCTTTCTGTCTCATACCAAAATACGTCTTCCTTCTTGAGTGAAGCTCCAACTTTTATAATATCTTCCTCGGAATACTTCTTTAATACATCCTTATTGATAGTTTCCTTGGTATTGATACAATCTTGCATCTTGAATCTTTTTAAGTTTTCTAATATTGATTCTGCTTTTCTTATTACAAGCTTTGTGCTAAGTCTGAACCCAGTTTTACCGAAGTTCAATGTCTTTGTCTTTCCATTAAGTTCTGCTTTGTTTTCTTCAACAAAATCCTTAACATATAATCCAAGCATCTCAATTTTATCTTGAAGAGGTTTCGCTTTCATCTCTGCATCAAGCTTCACATCATGGATATTTTGATTCATGTCTGCTTGGATTTTCTCAATCTCCATTTCATACTCAGCTATTTCCTTGAGTGTTAAATCTACCTCCTCCCAAGTTTTTAATAAATGTTCATCTTTGATTTTTCTTCTAGCCATATTACAAGCTCCTCCTTTATTTTTTTATATAAATTTGTCTTTATGATGCACTTTGCCTGGTTTCTATTACTCTACTTTCATATACAGCTCCAACCACTTTCCCATCATTGCAGACAAATGTTAAACCATATTTTGTGTACATTTCTTGAATTACCTTGACATTGCTTTGGTTAACTTTTTTCCAAAATTTTTCCCAACTCTTTGGCATCAAAACACCTTCCTTAATCAATTTTTATTTAAGGCGTCTATGTTTTTTATGTCATTTTTTTCGTGCATATTTGCAAGTTCCAATGCAGCTTCAACATTTTCTACTATTGCTTTTTTCATTCTTTTACTTATTCTTGTGGCTTCTGTAATTTCTTTTTCAAGGGTATTGATTACCGTTTCAATTTGCTTATTTGTAAACATGAAATATCATCTCCTATTTGACATTTATTTTGAGATTAAAGCATCATCATGTTACTTGCTTGTGCAATAACTTCAAGGGTAATTATGTCCTTGCTACTTTCACTCATAATCCTCATTACATTATTTAAAGTTCTATCAAGCAACCTGAAGCATCCTGTTTGACTATTGCAAGCCCTTGTTACCAATTCACTTAAAGCGTCTTGGTCTATTTTGTAGTTACTTAAATACTTTTGAACTTCTTTTGATGTCAACCCTTTGAGTGAAGTGTAAAAGTCAACTCTATTTGCAAATCTTGATAGATAACTTTTTATTTGTGCTTCAAGCCTTGGCTCTCCAGCTATAATCATTCCAACATCTGCCTGGTCAAATATAGCCCTAAGTATCTCCATTTTCTTTTGTGTATACTTGCTTATGAGTTTATCTGCCTCGTCAACTATAAGTAAGTACCCATGATTCACATTAAAAAACTCTCTTATTCCATTAACTCTTTTCCATATAGTTCCGTAATTTTGCGGTATCCCAAGAGATATTTCTATAGCTTCTACAAGGTCTCTGCATGACATTGTATCGTCGCACTCTATATAAGCGACTCTTGGCATTTTTGCATAATATTTAAGAGCGTGTGTCTTTCCAAATCCTGATTTTCCTACAACAATTCCAAGTCCCAAAAACTCTTGGCATGAGCTGCAAACTCCAATTACACTTGCTGAATCCCTACTTTCAAAGAAGTTAGGTTTTGCTTGTGTTTTATAATAATGAGGGTCAGCACTTGTTGCAGTTTCTCCCTCAGAATTTTCTCTAAGATATGCTTCTATTTTGTTATCTATCTCAGTTGTATCTGCATCATATTTTCCTGAAAGATATCTTGATATAGTTGTTCTTGAATAACTAAGTTCATTAGCAAACTCAGTTATAGTCTTTCCTGTCTTTTTAAGATGGTCGTTTGCCATCTGTATTAAATTAGGCTTTGTTATATAAGTAACTGCTGCTTCCATGTTTTTATCCCTCCGTTTTTATTATCCAAGCTTTCTAAGAACAGCAAGCACATCTTGTGCTTTTTTATTTAAGAACTCATTTTCAGATTCTTGATTTTTGCCTTTGCTCTTCTTGTCCTTGAGTTCCTCTCTGAACTGCTTATCTTGAGGAAGAGTTACAACCTTATCTGACCCTGCTTGTGAGCCTTCATTCTTAATCATGAAATCAAATCCCACAACTTCCCCTGGAGCATTATTGTGTTGTTCGACTCTTTCTTCAAATGGAGTAGTGTATTCTTCAATACGTTCTCTGTCTCTCTTTAACTGACTTTTTTGCATCTTCATATGTTCTTCAAGAGCCTTTTGTGGTACTTTTGGAGCTATCATAAGAAGCTCTTGGCTTATAGCTTCGCAAATCTTCTTGCCATCTCTGCTGTAAACATACAGCCTTGTTATATCTTCAGCATCCCATTTGATATCTACTTTCTCATTTATATAATCAGTAAGCTCAGGAGCTCTGTACTCATAGCCGAATTTTCTAATTCCTATATTATAAACATGAACCCTTTCAGCCTTCATCATCAATACTGTTGCATAAGACTTCGGAGGAGCTGGTTTATAATATCTATCCTCAGCGTTCGTGAATAGTTCTAATGGGGTAATCCATTTTTCACCTTGTCTCTTTAATCCTGAATGGACTTTATTATGATAAAATTCTTCTTTCCATTCATTCCATAAATCATAGAACTCTTCCATTGAAAGAAGTTCATCTTTCTCAAGCATCCCTTTAATGTCCTTTTTAATCTTTCCTGCTGTTTTTGAGCCTGTCAAAGTTCCTGTATAAGACCACATCCACTTTGTAAAGCTACTACAAACAGTACCAAATAATCTTTCTATCTGACCTTTACTCCAAGGTTGATACGGTAAACTTCTTATATCATCCTGTATGCCTATGCTTCTATAGAAGCCTATTGTTTCACTGTCGAAGCTTACTCTTTCATTTCTCTTTCTTCCTGTCATAGTCTCTGCTGTGTAATCTTTTCCGTTATCAATCAACAGCCACTTAGGTACTCCACCAGGAGTGTTATATATCATTTTAAAAAGGGACTGTTTTAATATATCTGAATTAGCATTTAAGCATATTACATCACCGACTATGCAGCGTGTTCTTGTATCTATCCATGCAACCAGTTTCGGCTTTATTGCTGTAACTTTTCCATTTGAATGTGTATATTTAACCCAGCAATCAAATGTATGTTCATCACCTTGTACAAGGCCCATGACTGGAAGTGATTTTGTATCCCTTGAAGCTTTGACCATTATTTTATTTTTATATTCTCTCGCTCCTTTAGAAGCTAGATAATGAGCATTTTTGCCTCTTTGTTCTTCCATGAGATATGAAATATACCTTGCTACCGTTTGATAAGAAGGATATTCCCATCCTCTCATATCTGCCACCTCTTCAAGTTTCCTGTAAAGCATATCTATAGTTCCGCTGTTTGAAGCAAATCCCTTGTCAAACCATAAGTTTTCTATAAAAGCTCTAACTTCAGGAAGAAGAGAAGGGAATGTAAACTTTTGTTTTGGTTTTCTGCAAAGTGAAAGCACTTTGAAAAAATCATAATTCTTGCCATCTTGTTTATTTAGCTTCATAGCCCATGCACTAGCCTCAAGATAACTTTGAGAATATCTGTATAAAGTTCTTTGACTCATTCCAAGCTTTCCAGCAAATTCATCTGCAAATGCAGTTCTGTCTCTATCTCCATAATTCAAAAATTCTTGTATATGTTTTGCAAGCTCTACAGCTTGGTAATATTGCTTTGAAAATTTATTAATGTACCAACTGAGGTCAATATCTAAATACCAAGGAATTTCTTCTTGATTAAGTCTTTCATCAATCACAACATCCCTCCCATCTATGCTTTGTGATTCTTTGTGGGCTCTTCTTGCTTTCTTAGAAAGTGAAGAGAGGGCCACCATGACTCTATCTTTTCCTCCATCTCTTGCCTCTGATTTAGTCTTGTATTTTTCAGGATTCCTGTGGATTCTCTTCTTCATTGCATCATAGCTTATGTTTTCAAATCCAGCAGCTTCTTCAAGCGTAACGTGTATTTCTGCCAAACCTATTCCTCCTTTACAAAAGAGAGCGTACATGATAAAATGGAGGGGTGAAAATTTAAAAATTTTTTCAAATTGAGTGTCCTTGGGTTAGCATTTAAAGACACTCTTTTTTTATGCCCTTTTTTACATTGGCAATCTAACATGCACACTCCTCCAATTTTACTCATGCACTTTGTGAAGTCTTTTTTTCTTGATTTAAAATTTCTTCAAGTTTCTTAATCTCTTTTTCAATGTAACTTCCCATATCCTTTAAAGTCTCAATGCTCGCTTGTTTCATGTTGAGATACGAGAAGAAATCTTCTATTTCTCTATTTATTTCCTTTTGAATTTGTTCATCCTTCATCTTGAGCTCCTTGATTCTTCTCTCAACAAGCCTTTCTTTTTCTTCTTCTGATATACTTGCATCCTGTTTATTCATCTTATCCTTGAGTTTTTCAAGTTCTCCAATAAAATTATCAATTACAGATTTGTTCATGATTTATCTCCCTTCATGCAATTTCTTTTAATACCTCCGGGTCAATGCCGAGTGTATTTATTATATTGTCAATGTATTTTTTACCTGACCTTTCACCGTACAAGATTAAATTAAGATATTTATTACTTGTTCCAACTTCTTCAGCAAGTTGAACTTGTGTCATGTCAACTTCAATTAATCTCTTTTTGACAACCACCCCAAACTCAGTAAGTTTTCTTTGATTCTGTTTCTTTTGCATTTAGCATCCTCCTTCCGGTGTAAATTAAATCTGTCAGTACCAGGAGAGTAATGTTTCAATAACTGCTTCTTACATTACTGTTTTGGCATCTTTCTTCTTGAAAGTCTTCATCTTTCCTGATACTCTATGAACTATTTCAAATATTTCCATGCTGTCTTTTACTACAAGCCAATTATCAGGATTTAACTTATGAAATTTGATTCGCATTTTCTGTTGTCTTGTAGGATTCTTTCCATGTTTCAAACCCTCACCCCTTTTCATATTCATTTTTTCTTAGTGCCATAGGTAGGTGCACTTATAAAATTACAAAGATTGGATATAACTATTAAATAGGCTTATTTTTCAGAAGATTCAGGATAAATCTTCCAGAAAGGTTATAAATTCTTTTGTTATTGGTTTTTCTATGTGTTAAAATTTACTTGATGTATTTATCTATCATCTATAATTATAGTTTCGATATCAGAACAAGTCAAGAGTTTTATGTATCTTTTTCGCAACTTGATGTTATAAATAGAGATTTTAAAAGGAAAATGGAGGTTTTGAAATGAAAACAATAGGAGAAAGACTTAGATTTTTAAGAGTTTCTAACAAATTAACCGTTCAGCAGCTTGCTGACTCAATAGGCAAAACGAAAGGTAATGTAAGCAGTTACGAGAATGATAAATATGAGCCTTCAGCACAAACTATCATATCTATATGCAAAAGGTTTGATGTGTCAGCAGATTGGTTGCTTACTGGAGAAGATAAGTTCCAAAATCAGAACATAGGGCCTGATTCATCAAATATTATTGATGAAGATATTTTACCTTTGAATGAAATGGAAATTGATATGATAAAGAAATTTAGAAAGTTAGATTCAAGAGACCAGGAGGATGCTAAAGATAATATAGATAGGAAATTTGAAAGGGGTTTTAAAAAGGGAACATTTTGTACCTCGAGGACTTCAGGAGAAGAAGCAGCTACTAAAGAAGTTGTGTAATTTTTTGTACTTTTATGATAGATTTATCTATCATTCTATTGATATTAAGACTTTAGTTTCCATATCAAAACTTGTCCCATTGCTTTGTACATTATTTTTAACTTTCAAAAGCCATCTATCCCTTGATTTATCTGCAATGGGACTTCTTTTTTAAAGTAAATATATTTTGTCCCATAGGTTTTGAAATCAAAACTTGATTTTTAAGTGTTATTTTCAAATGCTATGAACGTTGTTATTTTTATTAATTTTATATTTTATAAATGTTAACACTTGTATTTTCAGGCTTTCTCAAAATATTTGTCTAACGGCGTTCATGTTGTTAACGGACTTTAACGCTACTGTTCACACGTTTAGATACTTTCTTAAAATTTAACTTGATGCTATAATATAAAAAAGAGCACTAAAAAAGCACTTTATCCCTATAACTGTAAGGCTTCCAGTGCTTTGGTGCTCCTTTATTATTATTAATTGTTAATGTTTTTTCGGATATCATTTAAGTTGTCAACGTTATCCACACACATCCCACTTAATCCCACTGTTTGTGAGGGTTTCCCACTCTTTCCCGTGTCCCTTTCGTACTATCTCCCTTTGTCAGTTATTCTGATATTCAACATCCAGTAACCATGAAGGAAAAGAGCTTTACTATATTAGCCCAAAGAATTTTATTTATATTGAATATATTATATAATGTAAGGGTTGATAATATTAGACTATCTGCTAACATGGATATACCAAGTACTGTTACATATTTTACATAGGAACTATTATGGCTTTTAAAAGTAAATGTTCTATTTAAAAAATATCCTGTAGTAGAATATGCAAAAAAAGATATTATATTAAAGAGAGCTAGGAATTTACCACTATAAATTTTAAATAAATACATTAAAATATTAACTATGCTAAAGTCTACTAAAAAATTAACAGTACCTACTAAGGCATAACTTATCATTTCAGTAAAAACTTTTTTATTTGTAAAAAATTTCAT